TGGTTGGTATTGTCGCGTTGATAGAGAAACTGGAGAGTTACTTGACCCGAAGGTTCGTCTGACTCAAACTCTGGAAGAAGAGTTCTGGACTCCGATCTTTGAGTTCACAGACTTCGCAGACTTCCTAGAGAAACAGTACAAGATTGGACTACCTCAACAGGTTGATATGGATGCGATAGTCGATGCCGAAGAAACTTAATGTAGATAAGGTCTCTGAGGGGATTGATTATAAGTTGATCCCCGTCGAAGACTCTCCTAATGATCAGGCGTGGGACATACGTATTCTACGTGGTGATTTCACTGAAACCGTTATTCGTTATGGAAATGTTGCATTCAATGAAATTCAGGATTGCCTTACATTCAATTATAAGGTGGTATTCTCACCTGATCCTTTATTGACATCTGATGACATTCAACTTCAGGAATATGCAGCAGACATTCTGGAGGACATTCTAGAAACCGCCTTCAATGAAGGGTGGGCAATCGCACAGCCGAGGACTTGATGGATATAAACCTAGAACAAACTATACTTCGCAACTTAGTAACGAATGATGAGTATGCGAGGAAGGTTGCAGCATTCGTATCACCGGACTATTTCGAAGGGGTCTATCGTAATCTCTTCAAAGAGTTCACCAAGTTCATTGCCAAGTACAACAAACTTCCGACTATGGAATCCTTCAAGATTGAGATCGATGAGGGTGACCGACTGTCGGATGAACAGTACCGACATGCAATGGAGATTTTGCCCAACATCTTTTCTTTTGAAGAGGTAGACGTAAATTGGTTGGTTGACCGTACAGAGAAGTGGTGTCAAGACCGTGCGGTATTCAATGCAGTCATGGAGTCTATATCCGTAATTGATGGTAAACACAAAACACTAAGTAAGAATGCGATACCGGAGATCCTGAGTAAGGCGCTCGCAGTTAGTTTCGATACCAATATTGGACACGACTATATTGAAAACGTAGACCAACGATATGAGTTCTACCACCAGAAAGAAGAAAGACTTCCGTTCGATCTGGAATACTTTAATTCCATCACTAAGGGTGGTCTACCTAATAAGACCCTCAACATTGCACTTGCAGGTACGGGTGTCGGTAAAAGTCTTTTCATGTGTCATTGTGCTGGAGCTTCCTTGTCTCAGGGAAAAAATGTCCTTTACATCACTATGGAGATGGCTGAAGAACGAATCGCGGAACGTATCGATGCGAATCTACTCAACGTAGCGATTGACCAGTTAGAGAACATGTCGAAGGATATGTTCCGTGATCGGGTTGGAGAACTCGCACGTAAGACTCAGGGTAAGTTGATAATCAAGGAGTACCCTACCGGACAGGCGAACACTTCACACTTCCGTGCTTTGTTGAACGAACTGAAACTGAAGAAGAAGTTTACTCCGGATATTGTCTTCATCGATTACTTGAACATCTGCGCCTCTTCTCGTATGAAGGGTATGGGTGGTGCAATTAACTCTTACTCTTATATCAAGAGTATTGCAGAAGAGATCCGTGGACTGGCAGTGGAGTTCAATGTTCCTATCGTCTCTGCAACTCAGACTACACGATCTGGTTACTCAAACGATGATGTGGGTCTCGAAGATACCTCTGAGTCTTTTGGTCTACCCGCAACCGCAGACTTCATGTTCGCTCTGATCTCTAACACTGAACTAAACTCTCAGGGTAAGATCCTCGTAAAACAGTTGAAGAACCGTTACAACGATCCCACAGTGAATCAGAAATTTGTTGTAGGGGTTGACAGATCGAAAATGAGACTGTATGATTGTGAACAGTCTTCGGAAGAAGAAGGTGAAGTAGTAGATGACCGTCCAGCGTTTGACAAGTCATCTGCGGGAGAACGTCTCAGTGCCGAGAGGTTCAATTTATTTAAGGTATAAATCATGTTTGACAATTGGGAAATTGCAGTGGTCGCCACATTCTTGTTGTGGGCGAGTCACACTATAGGTTACCGATCCGGAATCAAAGCCGGCACTCTCATTGGAATTGAGAACGCACTACAATGGTTGCACGATAATGACTGTCTCGACAAAGACAAGGTTGACTGGGATGACCTCACTTAGAGAACTTATCAAGGTATACGATAATGTTCTCAATGAAGATGTATGTGCACGTTACGTAAGAATTTTCAAGAACAATAAGAAATCGGTCACGTCTTACAAGACTGGTGGTTACCACTTTGACCAATTGGACCTGAACGAGAGCGTTCCTTCTGAGTGCCAGTACGTCTACACCAAACTGTTACCCATCTATAGAAGTTATATTCAAGAGTGTGGTGCGGAGAACTATCTAAAGGTGACAGCGATGGAGGCGTTGCGTATAAAGAAGTACGCAAAGAAATCCACTCAGGAGTTTCAAACCCACGTTGACGTTACGGATTATCCGACAGCTCGTAGAGCGGCTGTCGCAATCATATACCTTAACAACAACGATGGTTCAACTATGTTCCCCGCATTAGATGTTGACGGGGGTGATTTAGAAATCAGACCAAAGACCGGACGTGTCGTTGTCTTCCCACCCATGTGGATGTTTCCCCATGCAGGACTGACACCTAATGATCACGATAAGTACATCATGATGACATGTCTACATTACCAATAAGGAGAGTAAAATGAGTGAGGTTAACCTTGTGGGTCTCACTACTCCTAGTGCTAGCACTGGGTGTCACACGGCGGAGGAGTTGGTTGCATACGCCGCAAGAGTTTCAAACCCGATCAATCAGAACAACGCATTGACCGCACCGAAACTTCTGAAGTATCTGATCAAACATAAACACTGGTCTCCCTTCGAGATGGTGTCAGTAACGATGGAGATCAAGACAACACGTGACATTTCACGTCAGATTGTTCGACACCGTTCGTTTTCATTCCAAGAGTTCTCTCAACGGTATGCGGAGAGTGACACCTTTAATCTACGAGAGGCGAGGTTGCAAGATCCTAAGAACCGACAGAACTCTATCGAACTGGATGACATTGATGATTTTGGAAAGGGTGGTAACAAGACCCCTAATGAACGACTCTACGAACAGTGGAACATGAAACAGTCCGAAGTTATCAACAAGGCGAGACAGGCGTATGAGTGGGCCCTGAACCAAGGTATTGCAAAGGAACAGGCCCGTGCGGTATTACCGGAGGGTAACACTAAGACAACTTTGTACATGTCCGGTACTCTGAGGTCTTGGATCCATTACTGTGATCTACGCATGGCGAATGGTACTCAGAAAGAACACATCGATATTGCGAAAAAGGCATGGGCGGTAATCGGTGCACACTTTCCATCTGTAGTGGAGGCGTTAGACTAATGGAACAATTTGCCGGTTGGATGTTTTTGATTACGTTGGCGATTGTCAATACTGTTGTGTACATGTTGATAGATGGTTATTTCAAAGGTGACATCGAAGGAGTTAAGGACGATGATATATACGACGAAAGTATTTGAAGACAGCGATGGATATCAATGTTTGGAATTTTCTGATGAGATGATGGAAGCGCTCGATTTGAAAGTTGGTGACCAGATCGTTTGGGAACAAAATAAGATTACTGGTCAGTGGAGTTTTAGGAAACAAGATGGAAGTTCAGATACGGAATAAAGACTTTCTCGCAACCCTCAACCATTTCAAAGATGAGTTCTTTAAGGTTGACGGGTACGAGGATCCAAAGTACTTCATGTACTCTTCTGAAGAGGACAGACAAAACGGACAGTACCTTACAAGCGAAGAGTTCTTGAGAGAGGTTTCTCTTAAGGGTGATCCTGTAGGTCCGCCAGATAGACACTATGCACAACCGATTGCGTCTATGGTACGAAGGGATCCGGAAGTCTGGAGTTCGTACATGAATATGGTCAAGTACGAGTTCGCATCTGAGATAGGGGCGCACACCAGTGCACTGTTGTCGTATTACCCGCCAGGCGGTTTCGTAGGTTGGCATACCAACTGGGACGCTACCGCATATCAAGTTCTGTTCACTTGGTCTGAGGGTGATGGTTACTTCACTTATTATGATATCAAGAAAGATGAAGTGGTGACCATACCAGACGTACCAGGCTGGCAGTGCAGACACTATTACTTTGGACCCAAAGAGGAACCTGATAATTTGTGTTGGCACGCCGCATATGCAGGGGGTAAACGGATTACCCTCGCATATAAATTCTGTGGGTATGGTGAAAATGATCCTCGTGATGAGAAGGCGAGACAGTTACGTGACATGTTAATTGAGGAGATTGAGAGTGATTAATCGGAGTTTACTTCGAGAACAACTTCTGGTTAGAAACGTCCATAGGGGACGTGCTAGTGAACACAACAAAGAAGAGTTTGTCGAACTAATTGATAAGTGGAAGTGCTATCTCCATAACGAGGTGGGTATCCAGAAGGGTGACATATGTGCGATTGGTTGTGTCACCAACAAAACAAATTTTCACGCCTTTGTTTTTGCACTTGCAGAACTGGGTGTTGTTATGTTTCCGGGCCACCTGCCTTGGAACAGAGACATCCTAGTTGATGGTGCAATCCCTCTTCTCAAACCTGAACTACTTGTGATAGATGAAGAGGCTTCTCGCATGTGTGAGGGTATCATACCTGACTACCTTGTACATGAAATGGAGAGTTACGGTAACACTGGGTGTCTGATTAACATCGATGATGTTGACCTAGACTCTTATGAAGGAGGTGAGGTGCCTGGCATCTTATCCGGACCCCATGATCTTCTATACATCTCGTATGATGACGGACTGGAAGATGACAGTTTCAATTTCAGGTACTACACACATAAAGAGGTCGCCGCACTCTCTGCACGTAACGGTGCAATATTTAATCTAAAAGACACTCGTGCAATCCACACCTTCAATTTCATTCACGCAGAATCTTTCATGACGTATTTCCTACCGGCTTACATCTACTGTACGGAACATCTGTTAATGAATTTCTGGGACAGGTTGTCCATGTGGAACCCCGTGTTCACAAACTTTGTTGTGTCTGTCATGGAGGAAGAGGGTAAGAAACAAGTCATGATCAAGAACGAGGAGACCCTTGAAAACATGGTCGCTCGTATGTCTAAAAAATCTAGGAGAGATGTGACATTCATTTACCCCTATGGTGAGTTCACGGAGAACCTACACCGTATTATAAAGAAGTGGGATCTAAGAGTTGCGATCCTAAGTGGAGAAAAGAGGGCGCAGGCGTTTAATCTGTTCTGCAAGGTGGTTGACAAAAAGACACCGTTCGAAGAGGGTAACGTAGGAAAACCCCTTGACAACTTCTATAATATTTTGTATAATGAAAGGGAAAAGGTCGCACTGGTTCGTGCAAAACCGTGTAGAGAATTCGTGCAACTTTCTCATTTTTATGACAAGAACGAGGCGGGTGAGTACATTCGGTTACATAGAGTGTTCAAGAACCCGTACTCAAGACCAGTGAAGGAGATTCTGGGTCATGAGAACTTCGACATACTATCCAAGTACGGTAGAAACTACTTGGTTGTATACGAAGACTTTACCGCCGAAGAGAACGAGAAACTCTCTGACCTTCGGTATTTTAAGGATATCGTACACCAGTCTAGGGAAGCGTTTTGTCTCGACAATCTAAGATGTCGATACTGGCACAACCTGAAGAGTCAACTGGAGTATGGTTTCGATGATTATGAAACTGATAGATTGAGGTATAGAGATGTCGAAAAAGAAGGATAGAAGTGGTAGGGGTAGTATTGATGACATCACTCCAGAAGAGTGGAACGAGATGGCCCGTAAACATAGGGAAGAGAAGTTTGGAAAGAAGGAGGACACTATTAAAGTAGATGGTATAACTGTTGATACTGTGCCCCTAGACTTTACAACTAGTATCGGAAATCCCTACACACTTGACTATGGGGACGCCACTACAGTAACCCTGACTGTTACTGATGATGACTATGGCAGCGTTGAACATCGTCCGGACTATAAGTTCCGTGAGGATGAGTTGATCAAGGAATTTAAAGAGTACATCGATAGTACGTACAGCGCCCACTATTGTCAGTCCGGTATCCAGTCAAGTGAGGTTATCATTGACAGGGGAAGAGGTATGGGTTTCTTTCTAGGTAACGTGGATAAATACAACAGTCGCTACGGTAATAAGGGTGATGTATCTGATCACCGCAAAGACCTAATGAAAGTATTGCACTACGCACTACTGGCGTTGTATGTTCACGATCTAGAAAATGGATAATTTATGTTACTAGTCAATGGTTGCAGTTTTACATATGGGGATGAGTTGGAGGGTTGTAATGATGACCCCCCTACTCACTGGCCTAGAAACTGGGCAAGTAAGTTAAGTAATCATCTTGGTTTTGAGGAACCACCAGTAAATCTTGCAACCTGTGGCGGAGGTAACGAAAAGATTTTCCGTGATCTCACAGTGTACCTTGCGGATGCACAGGCGGGAAAGAGAACCATGCCCACTCACATTGTGGTTATGTGGTCTGGGTTTACTCGACATGAGGTCGCTGAGTCCAGAGAGGTTCACAACGAAAAGTGGTTGAACATAAAACGATATGATGACATGACCCAATATTCTCCGGAGAGAATCGATATTCTTGACGAGAGTAAGTGGGGTGCGATGTACATGTATATCCATAAGGGTCATGAACCAAGAACCGATATTCTACACACCCTTACTTTCATGTTAAGTCTACAAAACACATGTGATACTCTTGGTATTAAATTGATTCAAGGCGCTTTCCATAAGATGATGTATGATATGATGATCTACATGACTCAGGAAAATGGACGAGATAAAATTTTTCGCAATTGGCAGAAACAGTGTAATGAACATCTGGGTAGACTAAAGAAAGAGTCTAGGATTGGAATGGGACATTGGAAAGACCTCTACACTCTCGCCAAAGAGAACTATACGATCCACGAACACAATCATCCAGACGAAGACGCACATACAGAGTATTCGACTCTTTTATATCACATCTTCGAACAAATGGAATAATCGTTCAAATTTAAAAATCTCAAAAGACTAAATACAGGCATACTATGGGGGTGTCAATTAAATGACACCCCAACTAATTGGAAAAGGAATATGGTATGCGCTTAGTAATTAGCAGCGTGGTGTTACTTACATCATTAATTTTTGGAGTCGCAGTCAATGCACAGGACGCTGACGAAACTCCGACTCAAACAGTTGAACCTATCATAACTGAGAGTACCGTTACTACCAACGGTAAAACGACTACTATTCTCAGATCACCCCCTGCCTCTGCGATCACCCCGACAATCAACACGTCGAACTCAGACTTGTGTACCTTTGGAGTTGCGGGTGCAATTCAAACTCAGATTCTTGGTGTCTCTACAGGTACTCAGGTAACGGATGAAAATTGTGAGAGGTTAAAGAATGCAAAGACGCTCTATGATATGGGAATGAAAGTGGCCGCCGTGTCGGTTATGTGCCAAGACGAAAGAGTCTTTGATGCAATGATGCACGCCGGAACACCGTGTCCATATGATGGTCTAATAGGTCCAGCGGCAAAGGCGGCGTGGGAAATCAACGAAGAGGAACAACCCAATGCAGAAGACTACGACAAAGGGTTTACAAATGACAAGAAAACCTTACTGGGCGCTGGTGGTGTCCTTAGTATTCTTCTCATGCTTCTGGTCATCTAACGTACATGCACAAACCGTTTTCGGGACAACCGGAAATGCGGCGCAAGATGGTCTTACATGGGTAATGACCAACGTCCTGCCTCAACAGACAGGACTTACAGTTAATGGTGTTGTGTACAGATACACAACCATAAAGAACCCCGAAGACGATATGATCGTCTACGTGCAGAACGAGGATGCGGAGAACGAAGGTCAATACATTTTTCGATCCGCAGACGATTGGTCTGGATTGCCAGGCAGTTCGATAAGGAGATTGGTTCCTGTCTCTAACATACCTCGAAGTAGGTGGGGAGACGGATCTATTGTTGTGGAAGGTGAAGGTAAAGTAACGGATCCTACTGTCCTCTACAACTATCAGTACGATCCTTGTTTTGGTGTAACTGATAGACCGGAGTGCCCGAATTATATTCCGTCCACTCCAACCGTACCGGAAATTGTAGCGTATGATCCAATGGACGATCAGTTCGTACAAGAAGAACTGGAAAAAGAAACTGAAACTAAAGATGAGGAGGAAGAAGAGAGAGATAGAGAACAGATTGAGGAGGGTGGTGAATCAAAACCAAACCTGAGAAGGAAATCCCTCGAAGAGATGTTAGGTATTGTTGAGAGGTCACTTATCGCGTCCGCTGACCAACAGATACACAACCAACTACTCTTACTAAACTTCGTACCAACTTTTTATTATGATACACTCCCCGACACTAAATACGAGGAGACCATAACTCTACAGGATGCGAATTTACCTGACAATACTAACGGGTATCGTGTAAACTTTGCCCAAGACCAACTACATCAAGAGATGGTCAATCTACAGTATGAACAACCATAAAAAGGAACATTAAATGTTAAAGAAAGTACTACCATTAACGGCGTTGTCTCTTGTTCTCGCAACAAGTGCGAATGCAACTAATGTCGATATCACGGGTACTGTAGATTCTAAGTGTGTGGTGACAACAGACACTCTAGGTGTCTTTGGAAACCCGACACCAAGTACACTCAGTACTGACGCAGTTGACGGGGGTGTTGAACCCATCGTTCGCTACGATGTTATTCAGGCTGATTATTACAAGGCGACAATAACAACTCCAGACCAATTCGTTGAGAGTCCTGCTTTGGACGATGTTGTGACTTGGAGTGGAACAGTTTCGGTCAGTGAAGTTTCGGATCCCGCGATGGCGGCATACGACACTGAGAAGAGACTCTACAACAACGTAACAGAAATCGATCTAACGGTTGCAGGAAGTACTTGGTTCAAAGTATCTTCAGAAGCCGACTATGGATTTGACAAGGCATTACCCGCTGGTATCTATCGTGCGACAGTACAGGCGGAGTGTATCGCAATCTAAATGATACGTTTTATTATGTTATTGACAGGATTGTTCTTGAGTGGGTCAGCGATGGCCCACTCTTGGACACCAACATATCCAAAACTCGAAAGAAGTTTTGTTGAGAATGTGATGCAGACTGAGATGTTACTGATCAATCGAAGAAGTGATGTTGAGTTCTTCGAGATTAGTGTTTACGACTCTGAGTGGAACCCCGTGAAATTCGCCACGAGCGAAAAGATAATTAGGGTTCCTTACTTAGAGAGAAGAGAAGTAATGGTGTATATCCGACAACAAGATGTTGGTATTGCAGATTACATATGTACAAAAACTAAAATTGTCAGACAAAGGACTACCGGAACGTCCGTGTCTTCTAGGATATGTTCGAGATTGAAATGAAAAAATTACTCGTTATTGTAGCGTTATTGTTTTCTGCTGAGACCGCAGCGCAGGATTCTATACCCGCAACAACCACTACAACAATAATTGAGAGAGCGCCCACTAGTAACAGCGCGAGTTCTCTCAATCTTAATATGCCCAACTCTCCCCAAAGTTTTCAACAGGACCGTGTACGTGCAGGAGACTTCGAGTGTTCTGCCGCGATTGGTTCTGCAACAAATCTAGAGTTTGGTGTGGTGGGTATCCTCAATCAGGATGACCCTTACTACGGAACTTACTATGGTACGGACATAGGTCCACCCACGAGATTTGGAAATCAAGCGTTCACACGAGACGTGGGTGTTTACGCACGGATCAATATTCCTATCGGTGCACCAAAAGAGAGACCCAACTGTAACTTGTTATACAAACTAGAGTTGGAGAAGAAACGACTAGAGGTCTTAAGA